GTCCGGCAAAGTTACCTCTGCCGAAGTTGAGTATTTTTGCTGTATTTGTCATAATGACTCCTGTTGATAGATCCAGTAATGACCTCAGAACTCCATCTGGATTTGTTCAGAACGCTCGGTTACCGCCGGGCGTTTTTTATTGGTGAGAATCGCAGCAACTTGTCGCGCCAATCGAGCCATGTCGTCGTCAACGACACCCCATTCAAGAACAGCAAGCAGCATTGAGAACTTTGGAATCCAGTCTCTCTTCCACCTGCTGATCTGCGACTTATCAACTCCCACAGCTTCCGCTGTCTTCTCAGTTCCAAGCATTGCGATTTTGTTAAGCAACGCACTCTCGATTCTTAGAGCCTCGTTGCGTTTGTTTGCACGAACCATATGTAAGTATTTCCTTAGATAACAATTGATTGAATGTATGCAAATAAATGCATACACCATAGGTGTGGTTTAATTGGATGCCCTTTTTCAGGGCTGGAATGTGTAAGAGCGGGGTTATTTATGCTGTTGTTTTTTTGTTACTCGGGAAGGGCTTTACCTCTTCCGCATAAACGCTTCCATCAGCGTTTATAGTTAAAAAAATCTTTCGGCCTGCATGAATGGCCTTGTTGATCGCGCTTTGATATACGCCGAGATCTTTAGCTGTCTTGGTTTGCCCAAAGCGCATTGCATAATCTTTCAGGGTTATGCGTTGTTCCATACAACCTCCTTAGTACATGCAACCATTATCACCGCCAGAGGTAAAATAGTCAACACGCACGGTGTTAGATATTTATCCCTTGCGGTGATAGATTTAACGTATGAGCGCCAAAAAGAAACCATTAACACAAGAGCAGCTTGAGGACGCACGTCGCCTTAAAGCTATTTATGAAAAAAAGAAAAATGAACTTGGCTTATCCCAGGAATCTGTCGCAGACAAGATGGGGATGGGGCAGTCAGGCGTTGGTGCTTTATTTAATGGCATCAATGCATTAAATGCTTATAACGCCGCATTGCTTGCAAAAATTCTCAACGTTAGCGTTGAAGAATTTAGCCCTTCAATCGCCAGAGAAATCTACGAGATGTATGAAGCGGTTAGTATGCAGCCGTCACTTAGAAGTGAGTATGAGTACCCTGTTTTTTCTCATGTTCAGGCCGGGATGTTCTCGCCTGAGCTTAGAACCTTTACCAAAGGCGATGCGGAGAAATGGGTAAGCACAACCAAAAAAGCCAGTGGCTCTGCATTCTGGCTTGAGGTTGAAGGTAATTCCATGACCGCACCAACAGGATCCAAGCCCAGCTTTCCTGACGGGATGTTAATTCTGGTTGACCCTGAGCAGGCTGTTGAGCCAGGCGATTTCTGTATAGCCAGACTTGGTGGTGATGAGTTTACCTTCAAGAAACTGATCAGGGATAGCGGTCAGGTGTTTCTACAGCCACTAAACCCACAATACCCAATGATCCCATGCAATGAGAGTTGTTCCGTTGTGGGGAAAGTTATCGCTAGTCAGTGGCCTGAAGAGACGTTTGGGTGATAGGAAGTAAGTTTTATGTTGACGGCACAGTCAACTTGGCATAGATTAATTAAACCAAGCCCAGCCCCGTTCGCAGACAATTGTTAATATCTGCATAACGGCTCTGGGCTATTTTTTTGGGACTCTTATGAAGAAAGCAGCAATTTTAATTGATGCGGGTTTTTTCATGCAGCGTGTTCATGCTACGCATCGTAAACACTTCGCCGAGCATGAACTGACTGCGCAATGCATAATGAAAGTAATATGGTCAATGGTTCTTTCCCATCTTAATGGAAAACGTCAATCACAAGAACGTAGGGAACCGCTTGAGCTTTATAGAATTTACTTCTATGACTGTCCACCACTCGACATTCAAACACGCCTTCCACTTCCTGAGCCTGGCAATAAGACGCCTGGTCGCAAGAATTTCAAACTCGAAAAATCATATATTCTGAGAACGGAGCTGCATGAAGAGTTAAGAAAAACTCGAAAAACAGCCTTAAGATTAGGGAATCTTGTTGATAATAAGCGATGGCAACTAACTACATTCTCCCTTGATGCTCTGATGAAAGGAACGAAAAAATGGGATGAACTGACAAATGATGATTTTTACTATGACATCAAACAAAAACAAGTTGATATCAAGCTAGGGATGGATATCACGACTTTAGCTTATGAAAAACTTGTTGATGTAATTGTCCTTGTTGCTGGGGACTCAGACTTTGTGCCTGCCGCCAAACACGCCAGAATTAAAGGTATTGATTTTATTCTTGATCCACTAAGACAGAATGTTACCCCATCACTGTCAGAGCACATTGATGGAGTTCAGTCATACAGCTTGATATCAGGACTTGCCGATGCTTTACATGTTGAGCCAGACCCGGCACCTGACTGGTGGGAAGATCGAAAAAAAGGCAAGCCTAGAGGAAAAAACAATAGCGGTAAACGCAGGTATGGAAACACTCAAGCTGAGTCTGCAAAGAAACATCAAAGAAATAAACGATAATCCCATCAACCCGGCCACCGAGCCGGGTTTTCTTTGCCTCACGATCGCCCCACCTAAAAACACATAACCAATTGTATTTATTTTAAAATTAATAGGTGCAACTCACTAAGCAACGCAATTCTGATCTCTCGATCACCTCCCAAGCCACACAACCCTGCAAAAAATAAATCTATATAAAAAACATACAGATAACCATCTGCGGTGATAAGTTATCTCTGGCGGTGTTGACACAAATACCACTAGCGGTGATACTAAGCGCATCAGCAGGACGCACTAACCACCATGAAGGTGATGCTCTTAAAAATTAAGCCCTGAAGAAGGGCAGCATTCAAAGCAGAAAGCTTTGAGTAGCGCGAAATGCAGCTGCAAGACAGCAACCGTGGAGATAAGCATCACGGCGCGTTACTCAAAGCTAACTGACAGGAGAATGACCATGAATAACGAAGCGCTTAAAGAAATGATTGCGAAACTCCTTGAGGACGCTCGCCGAATTCAAGAAGTGGAGCCAAACGCAGGGACACAATCACGTATTGATGAAGCGATGAAGTTGCTCAAAGGAGAATAAAATGGATGCACAAACACGCCGCCGCGAACGTCGCGCAGAGAAACAGGCTCAATGGAAAGCAGCAAATCCCCTGTTGGTTGGGGTAAGTGCAAAACCAGTTAACCGCCCTATTCTCTCGCTGAATCGCAAACCGAAATCACGAGTAGAAAGCGCACTGAATCCGATAGACCTTACGGTGCTGGCTGAATACCACGAACAGATTGAAAGCAACCTGCAACGTATTGAGCGCAAGAATCAGCGCACATGGTACAGCAAGCCACGCTGTGAAATGGGTGTGACTTGCTCAGGCCGCCAGAAGCAACGCGGAAAATCAATTCCAGCTTATTACGATTGAGGTGAGCCATGCTCAAGAAAGTCAAACGCCGACTTTACAAAGAAGGTAGATATTCATGCCAGTTGCCAAAATGCGACACAACAAAATGGAGTGTCGATGATTGGTGTAACTGGATAGATAGATACGGAACTTGGTGGAATAAATAACAGGTAACTTAAGCGTATTTACTTTCGCAGCAAACAACTTATTTGAGGTGATATATGGAAGAAGAATTTGAAGAGTTCGAAGAGCATCCTCAGGATGTGATGGAACAATACCAGGACTATCCGTATGACTACGACTATTGATAAAAATCAATGGTGTGGACAATTCAAGCGATGCAATGGATGCAAGCTGCAATCGGAATGCATGGTTAAGCCTGAAGAAATGTTTCCTGTAATGGAAGATGGGAAATATGTCGATAAATGGGCAATACGAACGACGGCAATGATTGCCAGAGAACTTGGTTAACAGAACAACAAAGCTGCCTGATAGTGGCCTTTATTTTTGGCATAAATAACAGAATAAACACTGCACTGTGTATTCATTCCAACGAGTGAATACACGGAGCAATGTCGCTCGTAACTAAACAGGAGCCGACTTGTTCTGATTATTGGAAATCTTCTTTGCCCTCCA